GTTATTCTCTATAACTTGTTTACAGACAACTGTATAGCCTAACCGGCCCGCCTCCCATGTCAGTTGCTTAGTGGCGTTCTCGCTATCTAGGCAGGGTATGAAAAACGACATCCCGGGCTTAATCGACCCCCAAGGTATCTTCACTGTTAGATTTAGAATCTGCATTTACTAGCGCATCCTCTGCGAAAAATTCCAGTTTGGTAGTGTCAAAGGTAAGGGCCATAACCCCATCAGATGCCCCCATAGCGGTGCCTGCTAGCATGCGCTTCTTCTTCAGGCCGGTGTAGGCTTTGTTCTTGCGGTAGGGGTTCAGGGTGTCTTCGTAGCCCATAAAGGTCTTGGCACAGTCATCCCGCCAGTCTTTGTTGACCACATAGAGCATCTTGGTATCTGGCTCGTAGCGCACTACAACCTTGCCACGAGGCTCCCGAATCGGCCCCTGTTCCAGCCCCGTCCGGCTGTGGGCCTTGCCGTTGATGACCAAAATATCCTGATAGTGGCGTTGTAAAAAGGCTCCAAGGTAGTCGCTTACGCTTGAAAACTCTTCGTTGTTCTTGTTCCGGGTGTTTTTAACGAGGTCCACCGCGTGCTGAAATACGGGTTCTATTGGGATGTTATGCAGTCCCAAGTTGTGGGCGATGATGCCGCCTGTCAGGTCGATGGCTATTCCGGCTGACCAATACCGCTCGGTGTTTGTAATCTCGGCCGCTCGGTCTAACTTCCGATTGACTCTATTAAGAAGTTCTACAACGGTGGGAAGATTGCCCGCGACGTATTTTATGTAGGGGTCGATTGCGTGTCCATAATTATTGATGATGCGTCCGAAGTGGGACTTTGACCATGTGGGGTCGTTATGTGTATCGGGCAGGATCTCGTCTTCTAGTATCCGCAGGAGTTCTGCATCAGGGAAAGACTTGAGGGTCATCAAGGCGTCTTTGACACGACGGTTAGATGAGGAGACCACCGGGATTTGCCAAGTCGTGTGATTAATCCGCTCAACGTTAGCCTTGCCACTCATACGGTTCTTACCCTTGCCGGAGGTGATGTCATACACAAGGTTAGACATGATCTTCACTTCCAGATTGGTCAACTCATCAATCGTAGGGGTCATAGACTGCATGGTGCCCATACGTTGCATGCGATGGTTATGCGTATCTTTATAAGATAACATCAACTGCTTGGGGTTACCGTAGATCGAATTAATGGCGTGTAGCAGGGTAGTTTTGCCTGATCCACCACGCTGACTGACTAGATTGAGCAGAAATCCATCCAATAATCCTTCACCTACAAACTTCATAAGCGGCCCACCAAAACCCATGAAGAATGCAAAGGCACGTTGCTCCATCCCGGGTCTGCCATAGGCATTGATGATGTCTTTCCAAGTGTGGAAGTCGCCCTTGGTCTTAAACGCAGGAATGATCGGTAGTGTCACAACGGTTGGAGGGCTGTAGAGCACCTGACCATCGGCGCGAATTTCTCTGTCACCAACAATAAATGCGCTGTCGTCTTCCAACCAGCCAAACTGTTTACGAGCAATTTCTGATTTGCCCATAGCCTGCAGTTCCTCAACCCATCGTGTCACGTATGCCATAAGTAAGTCCTGTTTCTTTCCTAGTATTGCTACCCCTTCTTGGGCTACTCTGTTTACAAACTTTTCTTTTGATAGTGCTGAGGTCAACGGCATAATAAATTCTCGCACCCCATCTTTGGGTAGGTGCAGTCTCATAAGTAGTGTCTCCCCATCGTCTGGGTCGTGAATTCGTTTCACCACGTAGAGGTCGTACGGATAGATTAGTTCGTCTTTGTCATCTTCTTTATTGGGATCACCACGCCGATAGACCCCGCCAACTTTGCCCCTGAAATATGGGAACGGGAAATTAGGAATTATATAAGTTACTTCTTCTTTTGTAGCCTGTTCAACGTGGGTGACAACGTTATCCTCTTCTGAGGCTTCGATAATTTGTCTTCCAATTTGGATAGGCGATGATATTTTGAGCGTGCAGTCTTGACATCCCGTGGGATTGAGTTTTTTAAAGGTGTCGCAAGTGTATGGTCCTTTAGTTTCCAAAGCCTTTTTAATAGTTCTATTTGCTGAGTACTCAGGATGTTGTTCTGATATTTTGTGGATAGCCACGGCTCCATCCACGCAATGTTGGGCAATTGATAAAGCGGCTCTCCATAGAGGTTCTTCGAGTATTGCCTGATTCCTAAACGCATTAGCAAGTTGTTCACACCCCTCCCCATTCATCGACTTGATGAGAATTGTTTTGAATTTGGACTGGTAGTTACCCATCAGTGCCAAGGTCATTGGGTCTAATTGCTTAACAAAAGGCTTTTTACCCGGAATATCAAAGTCGTCTAAATTTACTAATACTTGACGTAACTTGGCTATCTCTACGCGCTGACGTGACGATATGATTTTTGTTGGTAGAGGATTGTCTGGGTCTTTAAAGTTAAGTGTCTCAGGTACGCGCAAGATGCGAGACACGTCGGCAGTCACCGCAGGGTCAGCCTGTAGTCCGTGCTTTTGACACAGTGCCTTGAGTGACTCGGCCAAAGGTTTCCATTCTGCTTTTGATAGCGGCTGCTCCGGCACCCAGTAGGCGTGCAAGCCGCGCCCTGAATTAACCAAGACTGTTGGCTTGGACATGCCGGATGTAGCGATAAACTCAATCAGAGCCTCGACACCCTCTTGCTGATTTGCGTACGGCTTGTTGGGACCGCAGTCGATGTCTATAAAGAATGACCCAAGTTGATCAGCGTTTACGTTTGTGCGACCCTCATTCGGATCGGTAAAAGATGCAAGGGCAAAGTATGCGTCATAACCCTTGTGCACCATAGCGTCTGCGTAGTTGCAGACTTCATCAATTGATTCTACGAATACCTGTCTTGGTGCTTTATCTTGCTTTAGCCCAACCACACAGTATTGTCCTGTAGGTGGTAAAACAAGAGAAAGAAACTCTTCTCTAGATAACATAGCCGCCATCGTTCAGTGCGCCGTCGTTAAAATAAGGTAGGCAGGGATAGGACGGCGAACTACCCTTTTCGGGTGCCCCCTAGCCTCCTTAAACCGTTTACGTACTTAGTTTCGCAATCAATTTTTCTACTATCTCTTTATGCTGACCAAGCACGTTTGTCTCACCTTTGAACCAGTGATACACCGTCATGCGTGTAACTTTAAAGAACTCAGACACATCTTTCACCGGGATGTCGTTGTCGATGCAGAGTTGTGCAAGCCGTACACCTAACTTGGACTGATCTGCAGCGTTGACAACCGCGATGAATTTGGTTGTGTAACCACGTGACATGATGCCCCCTTATTGGTCATCCCATTCTTCAAGAATCTTGGTGAGATCCTTCTTAGGTGCAGGGGCTTCGTCCTTTTTGCTTGCACGTTTGGTAGGTTCTTCAACGGCTTCTGCTTCGACTTTTTCAGTTTCCTGAGCGGGAACTTCTGAGTCTACACCATCAACCTGAGCAACCGTCATGGTGATTGCCTTAATTGCATCTCCGGTTTTTCCCTTACCCAAAGCCGTATTAAATTCGTCAGTTTCTAAGAACCGTGCTGGCTTGAAAGTCAGTTTGGGTGTTGCACTGTTAGTGTCAAAGCGCATCTCGGTGACAACTGAAGTAATGGGCACGCCTTTACTACCAATCATCTTGGCGTACGTTTGCAGGGGCCACTTCCCGGGTTCGCCTTCACCAAAGATAGATTGGCTTGGCAGGGTGAGTTGATACACGTCGCCGCTGATGTCGTTCTCAAGCACTACAGCAAGACGTTGAGAGAAACGGCACGCACGGCTATCGCCTTGACCTGACCCTTTAATATTTTGAGGGCAGTCTTTACAAGCCTTTGACTGTGGGTTTTTGGCCTTAGCATCCGGCACTTCACTATCAGCAGACCAGCAATCCGGGGCAGAAGCAACACCCTTTTTGTATACGCCTGCATAGTATGTACGAGATATTTTTGGCGCGGCGGCAACGATGACTACATTCATCACCCGCTCTTCGTTACGGGCAACCTCTTTACCGTTGACCATCATGCGCCACACACCACCTTCGATGGAGATGCGTTTAGCCCCACCACCGCCACCCATAAGGGCTTTAGTGGTCTCATCAATACCGTCAAGACTACGCAGGTGCGCAGGCAGGTTTTGATTTAATACTGCAAGTTCACTCATGTTTTTCTCCTAATTGAGATGGTGTATTTGCTATCCACATTTAGCCCCGGTGGTAGCAAATCGGGGTTTTCTTCAAGAAACGTAGCCATATTTGACTGAGCAATACGCTTTTCTAATAACTCAGGCGCATTGTGTTCCAATAAAAACTTGTGAAACGAATGCCAATCGTTAGTCCAAAACCTTTTCGAGACGCGGCGACTTACTGTGCCAAACTCAGTCTTGAACCCATC